AGACGAATTAAAGATACTGAGTCCATGTTGTTTCCCTCTGTTGAAAGTCAACATCATATCACTCATCTTTATCATCGTCTAATCCCATAAACCCACTACCCCACTCATCATCTTGCATTTTCATCTTGATAGCCTCAAGTTTCAATGCACGATCTATTACTTTAGTTTTATCATTGATGGTGGCAGTCTCGTCTACCATCACATCTCTGAGCATCTTAGCAATAGCATTTTCAAGTTCTGGGTTCAGGCTTTTTTCTTTCTTCTTGCTCATCGCTTGGCCTTACGCTTTCCTTTTCTAGCCGTACTCAAGGCTATGGCAATAATCTGTTTACGGGGTCTACCACCTTCTTTCATCAGCTTTCTAATGTTTTTAGAGATGGTCTTTTGGCTTTTACCTTTAGCTAGTGGCATTATTTACCTCCTGTGTTGGCTTGAGTTCCTGCAATAACACCTCCAGCCGTAGCACCAGGTGTTAAAACACGCAATATTTGTTGTTGTTCAGCTTCAGGTAGTTCAGACAATAACTTGTCCAAAGATTTTCCAGAACGAGCAGCTTCAGTAAGTTTACGCATGGTTTCTTTACTTGTGTAATTTTCAAGTCTGTCCAAAACGTCATCACTGATTTTTTTAACCATTGCAGTCTTAGGCGAAACAAAACCAGGTAATTGAAATCCTAAATTGGTTTTTAAAATGTCTGCCAAAGTAGAAGTTCCTGCTGCAGCTTGTTGTTTAGCAATGTCAGCAGATTTAACTTGACCCGCAATATCACCTAACTGCTTTTGAATATTTGCACTTAATTCTTTAGCAATGTTGTAGTTGCCAGGACCAAATATTCTTTCTACCTCATCTGGTGAATTACCCTCAACCAAGCTCACAAATTGTTGTGGACTTTGTTTGTAAAGTTCTTGTGCTCTTGCCGTCAATTTGGTTTGATTAAGTGCTTGCATACCACGAGCATAATCTTCCAAATATTGTCTATATCCAGTGCCACCAGCACCCTCAATGGCATCAATTAAAACTGGTTTAACAGACTCCAATACTTGACCAGCAAATTGCTTTTGAGCACGTACATCGTCTTTAAACAACTCTCTAGCAACACTGTTGATGGAGTTTTTTCTAATGGCATCTAAAGCAAAAGCATCAATAACACCATTGGAATCAGTCCATTTTTTAATGTCTTTTGCAATCCTTGTAAGACCTTTTTCTAAATCGGCATTACCAGCTATAGAAGGGTCAGACAATTTGCCACGAATACTATTGACAACAGAACTTGCAGTTAATGGTTTTAAATTGTAAGCAGCCAAACTATCTGCCGCTGCTTTGGCAAAATTTCTTGCTTCACCAAAACGCAAAGACGCATCAGCAGATTGATTAATAACGTCTTCAGCACGTTTGGCAAGTTCGGCAGGATAAGTGTATGCTTGAAATTGAGTTGGCAATTCACGATAAGGGGCTTGCATAGGTTGTCTTGTTCCACCCATGTAACTTGGCGCATACAATGGTTGACGACCTTCTGCTCTACCTTTTGCAGCTTGAAACCTTCTAACGTCTTCAACTTTTTGTTCTGCTGCGCCACCCATACGAGCTTCTTCTGCTCTTAACTTGGGTAGTTTTTTGCCAGCAATGTTAGCAGCTTCTAGTTCTGTTTTAAGAGTTGGTATTAAACGCTCATCCAATTGCTTTTTCAATTCTCCTTGCGCTTGCCTAGCTGTTGTTGCATCAGCACCTTTAGCCAAGTTTTCAAGAGTTTTATATCTTTTTGCTTCTTGCTCGCCAAACAATTTAACAAAAAAGTTTGCGTCACGAGATTCAGCACGTTTTAACAATGCTTGGGCAACAGGCACAGTTAAAGCAGCCTGTCCTGTTTTGGGGTCAATCACAGACAACGCTTGAGAAGCAGTGAGGTCATCACCAGCTTGTTTTAATACTTGTCTTGCTTGTTGTAAATTTGGACCTAATGCTTCACCAGCAATTTTAGCCGCACGACTAGGACCAGGTTTAATTAAGTCACCAATAGATGTGCCAACTTTTCCAATGCCACCAAGAATACTAGGTAATGCTTGACCACCCGCCTCATAAGTTGCACCAGTTAAAACTTCTTTAACTGGCTCAATAACTTGTTGAATTCCTGTTCTTGGCTTTTGATAACCTAACTGTTCACGAGCAATTTTCATTGCTTCTTTGCTCATGCCATATCCAAGACCTGCACCCCCTACGGTTCCAGCAGGACCTAAAGCAGAACCCAAAACAGCACCACCAGCAGTTCCTAAAGCCTCAACTGTAGGCTCAACAAACTCCATTGCTTTTTGCCCAAAACCAGGCTCTTTGGGTGGAGCTGGCAAATCAGAAATGTCAGCGCCCTTGGGTGGCGCAGGTAAATCACTAATGTCTACAGCCATTATTTGTACCCCTGACTTGCAAGATATTCTTTAGCTTTGGTCACGTCACCATCAAAATAACTGTCAGCATAAGTTTTTAATTTATCTTGTTCTGGCATAGATTTTGTTGTAGCCGTGACAGAAGTCGGTTGTTTAGGTGCTGATTGGTCCAATGCGCTAACAACTTTGTCTATTTGCTCATCAGACATTTTCTCACCACGCAAACGCTTTTTAAGTTCATTTTCTCTGCTATTCAATAAGTTGATATAGCCAGATTTTTCATAGTTGGTTGGGTCAAGTGCGCCACCAGCTTGCTTAACAACAGACACCAAAAGTCTGCCACCAGCAATTTCTCTTTCAGCCGTATATGCTGCAAACAAAGCCTCTTTTTGAGCAACAGCGTTTTTAGCGTCAGGAGATATTTCACCATCAATAATGGATTGCAATTCAGCATCGCTAATCTCATGGTTGTCATCTCCCAATGATGACAACTTTTCTCTAATAGGATTAAGTTTGGCAAGAACACCAGTTCTGACTTCTGGGTCTCTAAACAAATTAACAACATGATTAAGTTGAGATACACCTGTAGCAGTATCTACAATTTTTTGATTTGTTTTTTCGTCACCAGCTTTTACGCCAAGCACAGATTCCAAGAAAGCACCCGATCCCAGACCAGCCTCTGGTTTTGCTGGTTTTGCTCCCACTTTTGTAGCACCAGAAAAATCTACATCAAGTTGTCTAATGTCATTGGGGTTCTTAGTGTTGACCGCATAAGTTTTGCCGTCTTGTCCAACAACATATTGATAAGTACCTTGACCACGTTCTCTAATTCTTTCGGAAAGCTCTCTATTACGCAATTCAAGTTGTTTTTCTTGAAATTTCTTTGTTTGCTCAGCTTGATACAGTTTGGCTTTTTTTTCTTTAAGTTGATCATTTACCTTTTTGGTGTTCATCAACTGGTCATACATATAGGCTGGCCCATACTTCTCTAAAGAATCTTGTAAAAACTTGGCATTATGTTCTGCAAGCGTAGTCCTGATGGCAGCCAAGCCAGCATCTCTATCTGTCGCATAAAGCTGAATGTTCTCAGTCAATTGCTTGTCAAGCGCATTGATGGTTTTTTCCAAAGCCTTTTGGTTTTCATCAAAGATGTCTTTTTCACGCTTGTAGACATCTTGCAAACCCTTTTGATGTCCTTCTAGCATACCGTTTTGGGCAGACAAAGCAGCTTGTGCATTACCTTTAGACTTGCCTCCAATCATAAATCCAAGCAAATTTGTTAGGGTAAACACCGCAGCCAAATCATTGACGTTTTCTTTTGTGGGAACAAAAGTAGTGTCTTTTTGTTTTTCAATAAGGCCCAACTTTTCAGCTCTTAATGGGTCTTCTTCAACTTTACGAGCATATTCCTTTTGTACGTTTTCTTGGCCTTTAGCCTCCATAGACTTTTGAGTAGCCTGTTCTTTTTCTTTAGCTACTTCAAGCCCAGCTTTAGACTCTATAGACTCTTGAATATTTTTGTTCAACGCTACATCTTCAGGCGTATCCTGAAGAATGGTTGCCAACGGGTCTAGTGACGTTTTTAAAGTATTAGGCATTTGCACCTCCCAAAGTTATGGTTTGAGTAGGTTGTACACCAGTTACAGCCGTTGTCAAAGTCCTAGCCAAGTTTTGAGCATAGCTAGATGTCAACTGGTTAACATATTGATCAGCTTGGACACCAGCCGATATAGCACCTTGAGCAATCTTGTCACCCACAGATTGCAACTGTAGACCCAAGTTAAGCTGGTTAGCCAATAACTGCTGCGACAGTGCGTTGATCTGTCCTTGTGCTTGCATAGCACCTACACCGCCTCTGGTAGCCGTGTTTTGTGCAGCCTGAGCTTGTGCAGCTTGAAGGATTTGTTGGTTAGCTGGAGTGAGCATACCTTGCTGAGATTGAGCCACCAGTTGCTGACCTTGCTGTTGATAAGGCAAAGCCTGTTGTTGCAAGGCTTGTTGAGCAGCCTGACCTTGTGCTTGTGCTTGTCTTACTTGAGATGCACCAAGCAATGCCTGTAAACCACCGATGCCTAATGTAGCAAGGGTTTTCCCTGATAAGCCTGTATCTTGGGTTTTGCCTTGATCTGTTTTAGGTACAGTTATACCAGCCTCTTGAGCAGCCGTTGATGTTGATCCATAGCCTTGATCACCGTACAAAGCCTTGGCTTGATCAGAAGACAAACCACCACCAGCAGCCAATGAAGGACTTATTTGAGTTGGTGCTGGAGTAGGTGTAAAAGCACCAGGTCCAAATCCAATGTCAACAGGTGCGGACTCAGGAGCAGAAGGCGCAGAAACAGCTCCACCGCCACCAATTTCACCGCCACCACCTCCAGCAGAAATGGGTTGCTCAACAGGAGCTTGTTCTGTAGGCTGATAATTGCCAGCACCAAAACCAATGTCTATAGGTGTTGTATCTTCGTATGAAGGAATACCCGCTTCTGTGATGCGTCCAGAGCCACCACGAGCTTTTAATAACGCTGCCTCTTCTTCATTGATATAGGCCAGCTTGTGTCCTGGGGGGGCTTTCTTTTGTAAAAGTCTAGCTATCTGGCGTACATCTGTACCCAGTCTAGTTAAGTCTTTAATTGCTGTTGCCATGTTATATCCCCAGTGCCGATGATAAATTGCTGTAGTCTGTTGTTTCCTCTTCCTCTCCAGGCTTTAACTTCAGAGATGCCACGTTCCATACAGGTGCTTGTTCTTTACCTGATTCTACATTTACTCCCCCACCACCGCCACCTAATCCTACTGACTCACCAGGTGCTGCCTGAGTAACTTGACCAAAAGGTCCTCCAGCCAAAGCCTTGGGGACATTGCCATAAACAAACACGTCAGGCGTGTAGGAAGGCAGTTTTGTCTTTTCTGTAGATGGTCCAGGTGTAGCTGTTGGTGTAGTTATACCAGGAGTGGTTAAAGTATCTGTTATAGATGGTAATGTTGTAGATGTAGAAGTTGTTGTGTTTGCGGGAATGTTTGTGGTAGCAGCAGGCAAATTAAGAGCCGAGGTTGACGTTTGACTTGCTGGTTGTGTTGCAGTCTGCGTTCCAGTTTGTGTTGCTGTTGCGTTTGTGTTTCCAACGGTTGATGTAGACGCAGCGGGGCTAGGTCCAGATGCGGGTGAAGATGTTGATGTGCTAGTGCTAGACGGAGTAATGTAATTTGTGGAAGTTGTGACATCGCCATCTGTTGAAGTTCCACCCAAAGGCGTTTGAACAGTAGTGCCATCTGTTGATCTTGGGACAGTAACAGTAACCACCAAGTGACCATCTATTGGATCAATGTAACCCGTATCTGTCACTTCACCGCTTTGAATGGCAGAACTTGTTAATTGAGCAGCAACAGTAGCTGCCACCGTTGGGTCCATACCCGTAGATGTCAACTGATTGTATTGAGTTTGATAATAACCAGCAGAAGCATCATCAGCTGATTTTTGACTATCACTAGGTGTAATACCAGGCTGAACAGGTCCAGCATCTGTCATGGTCGTTGGTGTTGCACTAGCAACTTGTGTATCAGACGTTGTTGGTGTTGTCGATGCCAATTGATTGATAATGGCTTGTGTTTGCGGGTCTATACTTGAAACATCCGTAGATGAAGACGGCAAACTAACATTTTTACCCAATTGACCAGCAGCACTTTGTAAAGCGGATAAAGTGTTGCCACCCGCTTGACTGGCCCCACCCGCTAAACCGCCCAAAACATTTGATGTAGTTGGATCAGCACCCAAAGCAGTTGCACCAGCAGCCGTGCCCGCAGCTCCAGCACCAGCCAAAGCATTCTGAAGAATGTCTGCACCAGTACCCCCAGCAACCGCAGTAGCAGCTGCTCCACCAGCAGCAGAACCAACAATGTTTGCAACAGTTTGGCCTTGAGTGCTAGCTAAATTGCTTGCAACACCTGTAGACGCAAGACTACCAACCCCAGCAGATGCAGCAGCAGTAGCAATCTGGCTAACATTAGCCCCGTTTGCGGCAGCAACGGCAGCGGATGAAATTGCATTGGCAGCTGGAGCACCAACTGTAGATGCCAAATCCAATCCTTCTGGGCCTAAAACAGCAGTTACCGCAATCGTTTCAATAATGGGTATGGGATTTTTAGCAATGGCAGTGGCAACATTGCTTACGTCATTAACAACCGTATTGACGGCATGACCGACATGATTGATTTCACTGTTGACTGCATTACTCATACGTTCACCACCGCCATCATTTGACCACTAGGAGTGGGCATCAGTTGATATTGCACACCAATCATTTTCAATATTTTTTCCATTTGTGGATTAGACATGGAAAATCTGCCTTGTTTAAACTTGGCTGCTTTCATGGCTTTTACAAATTCTTTAATACTTTTTACTAATTCTCTAGGTGTGTCAGCAGTGTCCATAGCAATGTCTGCAACACCATTGCCTTTGTTGTAATAACTGAAAAGTGTGTTGCCAGCCCTCATCACTCTAAATTTAGGATCAGTTTGAACTAATTTAGACATGGCAGCATGAACACGAGTTGGGTCCTGACGAGAACCTTGTAAACTCTTTTCCAGTATTTGTATGGGTTCCATTCTTGCCATTACTGCACCTTTAAAGCCTGAGCTATCTGTTGATGAATGTCTTGATGCACACCAATCCAATCGTAAAAATCCTCTTCCACGTTCCAGTCGGCATCTAACAATTGGAAAGGGTTGGCAAGGTTAAGTATCTTTGCCAAAGACTCGTGCATTTGATTGTGAATCAACAACCAATCATCTAAGTTATCAGGGTTGGCCTCTTCTATAGGGTAGAAAGGAGTAGCTACACCCACTCTGTTTAGGGTTTGCCAAAATAACCTGTGTTGCTGGAAGTTTTCAAAGACGAGTCTTCCTAGACCTTCTTTGTCTCCAAACTCAACATAGGCTAAATCGTTTTGGTTCAAAATTACACCGCATAATAAGGAACTTTTACAACCGTACCATTAAGATCAACTTCCATGAATCCTAAAGGCTGGAGAGGCAAACTAGCAGTGCCATAAGTGGCAGTAGAGGCAACAGTAGCTGCGTGATTTGTAGTAGTGACATTGATGGTTCCACCTGTGATGGTTACATTGCCACTAACCATATTTGTTAATGTTGCGGTTCCCGTAACCGTTAAATTGGCAAAAGATTCGGTTGTTCCACCCAACACCTTTTCCCAAACTGTGCCGTTAAAGATAGCCCAGTCTCCTACAGACCATGATGAAATGCCATCTAGGGTGGTTGTTCCAGCAACGGAAACCACATAATATGTGTTTTTAGTACCTACACCAGATGTAAGCGTAGGCGAGTTTGTATTGGCATTCCATGTGCCAGCGTAAATTAATTGCCCCGTTAATCCGATAAAAGATACTGTTTTTAACATGATTAGTCTCCATCTCCGCAAACAATGTAAATTGTTGCGTTTCCTGTAGCCACGTTTGCACTGAAATAAGCGTTGGGTACAAACGTGATGATTTCATCCGTACCAGGCAAAAGTGCCAAGCAATTGTTTTGAGTTGTTGTAGGAATCACCGCACCAGCAGTTGCAAGCGCAGATGTTTGCCCATAACCCAAAAATGCAGTAACAGTACCACTGTTGATGATCCTGTATTGGTTTCCCCCAAGCGTACTAGATGTGATCTGTACGGGTGCGGGTGCAGTGGTAGACGCTGTAATGACTACAGTGTTACCAGATGGGGCAAATGGTGCGGATACACTCATTGTTGTGGTTCCTGTGTTGCGGGAGGCGTAGCTTGTTTTTGCAATTCCGCAATCAAGTTAGCCACTTCAGCATAAGGCTTGGTTGCTAAATATTGAACAATAGCGTTAGCCAATTGAGTTGTGATTGTGATGTTTTCCATTAGTTGCTCCAAGGAAGAGGTGGTTGTGTAACCAAAGGATTGATTTGAAGATTGAGATTGTTGTTAATAGCAGTCTCAGTTGCTTCTTGATTGACACCAGAAGCCCATACCCAATTGTTAACTTCTGCTTGCGTTAAACTTGCAAAAGGTATGAAATTAGGGTCTCCAGCAGGAGGTTCTGTGAACGAGCAAGTTCCATAAATAGAATTGCTATATTCTTTCCCATTGGCTGTTTCAGTACCTGTACACCTCCAGCCCGCTGTCACCACAACAGATGTAAATCCATTTATAGTCTGTGTTGAAGTGGATAACCAATCGGTAGTCCAAGTTATTGTTGCTGACATATTAAGCTCCTTTAAGTGTGGCTACTTCAGCCTTGAGTGATTGAATTTCTTTTATCATCATTGGGACAAGTTTGGAATAATCTACAGACCATGGCTTTTTAATTTCATCAGTATCATCGCCTTTTATTACAGCTTGTGGCGCAACAGAATAAAGTTCTTGGGCTATTACGCCAAATTCAACAATTTCTTCATCATGTTTCCATCCATGAGAAACGATGCGAATTTGGTCAATTTTTGCAGATGTATCAGGCGCATCTACAATGTCTTTTTTCATTCTGACATCTGAAGATGTAGCAAAAATTGTTGCAGTATTGGTGTATTCCATACCACCAACATAAGTGCCAGAATAATAATTACCCCAAGCGGTGTATTGTCCTGATGCCGTTTTTACGCAACTTATTGATCCAGCTACACCTGTGTAATTAGACAACGTCAAACCAGAAGAAGAATTTGAAACTGCTGTTTTTCCCACCAAAAAATTCCCACTAGCATCCAGAGTCATTGCTTGGGTAAAGGATATAGCGTTACCTGCTGTTCCTGATGGTGCGTTGTACCAATAAAAAGCGTTGTCGCCCAGTTCAAATCTAGAAGCGGCGTTAGTCGTTTTATATATCCATGTCCCGCCGGAGTTTCTATAAGCGTTAAGCGCCATTCCTGAATTATTAGTCGCTACTCGCCCAAAAAAAGATGAAAATTGGCCTACGTCAAGACTCTTAAAGTCGCCGTTCCAAGCACTAGGAGTAACTCCTAATCCTAAGTTACTTCCATCAAAAACCAACGCAGACCCAGTAGCCAAAGCACTTGTACTAGACGCATACACTACTCCATTTGCTGTAAATGGAGTTGATCCTGACAATCCTGTACCACCTTCTGCCGTTGTAATAGGAGTTGCAAGACTGCTCAATGTGGCATTTGTAAGTGTTACGTTGCCAATGGTGCTTGCAGATGAACCTAGTGCAACAGCCGTGTTACCGATGGTGACAGAGCTGTTAGACAAGTAATTGTTGGGAAACGTGCTTGCAACAGATGTGATGGTGACGTTGCCTAGCGTTGAATTGCTGACAGTTGCGTTTGCAAGAGTGACGTTTCCAATACTAGATACGGTATTACCCAACTGAATAGCCACGTTACCGATGGTGATGGGTGTGGCAAAGTTGTTGTCTAGCTGTGATAAAGGTATTGCAGACGTTGCGTTTGCAAATGTGTACGTTACTGGCATTTTAGAACCTCACTCTTAATTCATGTTCAAACTCGTATGTGTTAACGATGAACGCAGCAGAATTACTGGTCATGGTTAACCCTAAATACTTACCGTACTGTTCAGCATCTGATTTGTACAGATAATATCCCGTTTGCGTAGTCCAAATTATCGTTGCACCTGAACTATTTGTCCAATTTATAAACGAACCCAGATTGTTTGTCCAGCTGATTTCGTTAGACAACGTATAAGACGGACTAGACCCATTTTCTGAGTCCACTGTGACATTGAAAATACCGCCTGTTGACACCGTTGCCTCAACCGCAAATTTCAATGCTTGTTTGGTCCGTATAGGGTCCCCCATGTCTTGCAAAGCAGTCTGGATATAACTGCTAATAGCACTTGTACTGTCTTTGTACAGTTGTTTTAATACTTTATTATTATCTGTACCGTACAAATTGACAATGCCACCATAAGGCACAGAAGTCACATATTGAATTGTGCCTTGGCTGGTGATAAACCATTTCTTCTCAAAGAACACAGCTTGTATGTACCTTGATCCACCAGGGCCAATGGGAAAAGAACTGTTCACATAGAAGTTGAACACCGCACACAAGATGTTGTTGAGCAGTGCTTGACCAGCCGTCACAGGCTTGCTGAAGTCTATGTAAGGGAAAATACCATCTAACGGGTCTGAAATCTTGGTTGTTGTAGAACCGACAAGGGCATAAATACCGTAGTCGTTCATGAACAAAACAGACCTGAAATACGGAAAAACCGCATAAATCCGTTTAGTACCAATAGACGCACTGACGTTGGTGTTGGTGAACACCGTGGCCCCCGTAGCGGTCACCTGAAGGTCAGAAAACACGTTGATACTGTCATCACCAAACACATACAAGAAGTTATTGGCTGACAACAAGCCTTGAATGTTGCCGTGTAGCGTACTGTCCGTGATGTTGAAAGCCACAGCAGATACAGACGTGAAATCTGTGGGACTTGTAGAGGCAGATGCGTACACTGTTCTTCCAGCTGCCGCCCAAACACGACCACTAAATGTGGCTACATCCACAATTTTGTTGGTGTTTATGGTTGCGCTGATGTTTGCGCCTGATCCAGTGCCACCAGAAATGCTCACGGCTGGCGGTGAAGTGTATCCAGAACCAGGATTGTTCATCACCACTTCTGTGACCACGTTACCGCTGATAATAGCAGTTGCATTTGCATTTGTACCGCCTCCACCAGTGATCGTAACGGCTAAATTGCCATATTGACCATATCCTGTGCCCCCATTATTGACTTGGATGGACACTGTGCCCGTGGCAAAAGTCACGAGTTGGGCAATGGCATTGGCATTTGTGCCTCCACCGCCTGATATGGTCACACTAGGTTGAGTCGTGTACCCGCTACCCGCATTTGTGAGGGTAATAGAGTTAACAATACCTGTGGATAAGGTTGCATTTGCAGTTGCACTAGAACCACCACCCCCAGAAATGGTCACAGACGGGGGGTTGAGATAACCTGATCCTGGTGAAACCACAGAAATGGCAATTACATTGCCACCAGAAATAGTAGCTGCACCCACAGCTGTATTTCCACCTTGCACATCGGGTGTGCTGATGGTCACTGTAGGAACAGATGTGTAACTAGAACCGCCTGAAATGACTTGAATGCTCTGTACACCGCCAGAACCAGATGTAATACTAGCTACAGCTGTTGCTTGCACCCCGTTTGCATTATTAGGGCTAGAAATGGTAACGCTAGGAGCAGATGTATAGTTGATTCCAGGATTGGTGATGGCAATCAAGCCAACAGAACCCACGGGTATCAAACTTGTGCCGTTCCAATCAAACAAACCGTTGGTAGGGTCACCTATGAAAAGGTCAGTATTCTGATATTGCGCAGCAGATACATTTGCGTTTGACAAAGTTCCAGCACTGGCAATGGTGACCATCGCATTGCCTTGTAAATCATAGCCTTGAGCACTTCCATCAGACTCAAAAGCAACTATGTAATCGTCTTTGATATTGGCAGAATAAAGAGTTGTGACGTTACTGGTGAACACCACGCTATTGCCAGCGTTACTGACATTAGAACTGGTGGGTATGATCTTCATGTTGCCAGGACCAACAGGCATGGCATTTTCTATCCAAGAAAACTCATCTTTATCAATAGCAGTCCTGTTGGCTTTTGTGTCAAGCCCTTTAAACTGCTTAATAACCGCATAAGATTTCTTTTGTTCTGCGGAGGCCATGATTAACCTCCAGAACTATAAGGATCAGGAATTCTTCTTGTAAACACGCTGTTGAGCACGTTCAAAATGTGTTTATCGTATTGTTGCTTGAAGATTTCAGACTCACCGTAAGATTGTTCGTAAAACTTGGCTTTATAAGCTGCGTAGTATTGCACAGCCGTTGAATACGGATCAATGATGGTGTCAGTCACGTTGGGATTGGTCAATACCAACGGATTAGGCAAAATGTTGGTATCTACTTCAATGTAGTATTGTTGGTCTGGTATGGGGGCAATGTAGATTTGTTGTTGACCGTACACTGAAAAGCATATGGGTCTACCCACATAGTTTTGCCAGTACCGCAACTGCGCTGTGAAATTAGACCAGGGCAAATAGCGCAGAGGTATCCGAGAATTTCCCCAGTAAAGGTTAATGTTGACAATATCGTAGACATTTAACTGTTGAGGTAATGAGTTAAAGTTGATGATCTCAGCGGGACCTACATATTGCAACATGGCTGTGCCATCTGCAAAAGGCGTAGTAGGTGGGAAAGGATTGGTTCCCGTGGGATATGCGGGCGCTGAACTTCCAGATGTGCCACTCTGTGTGTACACATAGGTGTAAATGTTAGAAAACACATACTGACCAGCGGTAACAGCTGTGTTGCCTTGCCATAACGTGGGAGAAACACCTGTGCTAGTGCTGGTGTTGTACGCTAGAGGGGCAGTTGTAGTTTGAAGGTTTCTTAGGCAACCAGTGTCTCGGACGGTTCTTTCCCTGGCCTCGTTGATGTACGTTGTTAACTGGTTTTGCGTCCAGAAAACATTGTTAACATCATGCAACAGGTTCTCAACTTGAGACAGGTAATCATTGAGGGTTGCCATTCGAGGTCCATGGTTAAGCTACCCGCTTAATAGAGGACTTTCCCCCAGCGGACTTGTTGATCCGCAAGGGTATTGCTCCTACAGCCGAGGGTAACGAGCTGTTTTGTACTGGCGGTTCGTTTGTTATGACGAACTGCTCTAAGATTTTAAGTCCTTCTTCCAGTTCGCTGTGGAGTTTTATCCATCCATGGCGAACCAGCACAAATTCTTTGTCTTCACAGCCAAATCCAAAAAGCTGACGAGCAGCACCTTCTGGAATTTCTACCGTGACGTTTTTTTCAAAGTTATAGAGAACACCATCCCAACCAATGGTCAGGGGGGTGTCTCCATAATTGGTTACAAATACATTCATTTAGAACGTCACAACGTCACCGTATACCTGGAAGGATACGGTATTTGCATTGCCAGAAACTGTAGTCACATTCACATAAAGTGCTTGTGTCAAGTTACCAGTAATGGCTGTTGTTGTTGAATAAGGCGTTGCAATGGTCAAATCTTGGTATTTACCCGCAGCAGTGATGTTACTCAAAGCCACGTTAGCCACTACCGCATTGCTGGCATTGCCATCATTGCTGGTTGTAATGGTAACGTAGGCTGAAGAAACAGAACCAGAAGGGTTGTTTACCGTGATTCTTCTAGGAATGACTCCACCTGAACCAATAGCAACACCTGAGTTTGTAAGTCCACCACTCAACAAAGGAATGGTGGCTACAGCGTTACCCAAGGTTGCCATTGATACAGTTGAAGCTGTACCAATGCGCCCATATCCAAATGAGTCTAAATAATACTGACTGACTGAATCTGGATTAGACATGGTTCATTCCTTATGATGCGTTGTATGTGCCAGACACGTTCTGTCCACCGTCAACAGTCAACAAAGTAACTGTAGCGTTGGTAACAGAAGAGTTAGCAAACACGTTAACACCGTCAGAGAAGATCATGCCACCAGTGTTGTTAGCCAACACGGTAGATACCGCAGTGATGTTACCGTTTGTGTTAACTGCTGATGTGGCCTGGATGGTCACGTTGGCAGTGGGGAACACAATGTAAACACCAGCGGGAATGACGTTACCAACTGTTGTTGCGGGTGTCGTAGTGAGCTGGAAATACGCACCTGGCGTATTGGCAACTGCACTGGCAAGGATAATTTTATTAAGAGCTAATGCCATTTCAAATTCTCCTTATAGTGACAAGTAGTTGTAGCCAGTGATCTTAGACATTGACTTGGGCTTGACAGACACCAATTCAGCAATCATAAGAACAGCACCGACATAACCGATTTGCCAGTTGGGAAGAGTGGACTCAAACCCTGTGAACACAAATGAACCTTGCTCGTGGATGTACAAGCTCAAGTAGTTGGTGTTCAGGAAGTACACTGTGCCTTCTGGGCAATATGGATCGGGATAGATTGGCACACCAGCAACCATCAAAGCTCTGAATGCAGCTTGAGGGCCGTTGTTGTCACCGTCAAAACCTGATCCAGGTGTGATGACGTATTGCTCTTGACCAACAAAGTCTTGAGCCAACAAAGTCCAAGTACCAAATCCGCAAACACCAAATGAGGGCATTTCTGCACCTTTTTTCACTGTTCCAGAGATGTATTGGAGAATGTTTTGTCTTGTGGGGTTTACGTTACCAGCGTTGTAAACTTTTGACTGCCACCATGTGTAGGTGGAACGGTTGATGTTACCGTAAGTCGTTTGGTAAGCAGCACCACCAGTACCATCATCCACAGCAGCGGGCAAGCCAATGAACTGTTGATTGTTTGTGGTGTTGTTGTACAAAGCTGTTGCCATCGCATCCATCATCACGTTGGTCGCATCGTTCATACGAGCTTCGATCAAAGGAATGATAGCAGCGTCTTGTTGAGCCACACCTTCCATACCGAGGAACGGTACGGGAGAGATCATCAACTTGAGGTCGTACTCGGCATTGTAAGCACCTTGTTGGACTGACGGCTGGGCAAAAGAGCCAGAGTAATCAGACCATTGAGCGTTCACAAATTGTGCGCCTTGTACGGGAACGGTTACAGAAGATACACCACCGCTGGCTTGTTGACTGTTAGCAATCAACGCTGCCATGAGAGGCGTAGAGTTATACAGTTGTACAACCAGTTTGGGGATGAACGCACGTCTTGTAACGTAAGTTAATTCCGTAAACTGACTTGACCCTGTTTGAGGCAGAATACCGCCACCAATAGCCATAGTTAGCTCCTTAAAGACGGGCATTTCTGCCCAAACAAATGATTACCCTCTTTTACAAACCAATAGGCCGTTGAGGTTTACGCAAATCTGCGAAAGCTCTAACAGCCTCTTGCTGCGCTGCACCTCTTGGGTCTTTCCAATACTTGCCAAGATCAAACTTGCGAATAGCGGAAGGATTGTATCCAGAAGGTGTAGGTTTAGCAGCTTGTTTCATCCAGTTGTGATACTCGGCTGCTGTCTCGTGATCAGCAATCTTTTTCTCCAACATGAGTTTTTCAATCTCAGGCACATCAGCCTCACTAGCAAGACCTTTTTTAACAAGGTCATGTCTGCGTTTTTCCAAATTCTCAACAGCCTCTTTTTGCTGAAACTTGGCTTTGAGGGCCTCGTTCTCAGCTCTCATTTGGCTGAGAGCGTTGTTGGTGTTGTCCTCAATTTCCAATTCAGGAACAGTGAGTCCAGGACGAATCTTTTTGGTCAAACGCAAAATGTCTTTGCGAGTCTCAGGCGTTTCTGCCAACTGAGACATCAAAGCAGCAAGTTCATCTCGTTGCTCTGGGGACATATTTTCTAATGAAGCCATTGTGTTACCCTCTTACCGTTGTTAAATAACTTTTTTACCGTCAGCTGGCTTTTCAACTCTCATGCCTTGTGTAGCTGCTTTAGATGCGCCAGACAAGCCACCAAATTGTGAATAGCGAGGTGTGTTAATGACAACGCCATTTTTCTGGTTGTTGTCAGTAGGTCTACGAGGTTGTGAAGCACCTCTGGGTTTGAATAAGTCCATGATAACTCCTTACATTGGGGGGGGCATACCGCCACCAGGAGGTGGAGGTGGGGGTGGAGGCATTCCACCACCAGGTGGTGTCATACCAGGAAGTGGTCCAGCAGCCATGGCTTTACCTTCAGGGGTAGCACCACCAGCTTGAGGAAGAGATTGCAACATCTGAATGATTTCAGATTGTTGAAGTTCGTTGGTTTTGTTTTTGCGTGGGCCAAGAATCTTGTTCAGAGTAGAAATAGCAGACAGGATTGACTTGCCTTCTTCTGTGTTGGACCCAATGTTTGCGAGAGACTGCTCAAGCAAGTCTTGAGCCATCCCGAGATTGATCATTGATGCTTCTTTAGAACCCATCTTAGGTTCTGGCGTTGACATCGGTGCGCCCATGGGGGGAGTTTCAGCATCGGGTGTAGGTTGGGGCAAACCAGATGTTGCGGGAATAGAAGTCCCAGCGGACCGTGTCCCACCCATCAATTCCATCAGTTTGTCTTGAGGTACACTCATTTAAATCTCCTTACCCGTGTTTGTAACCATTTACTTACTTGTTGTCAAGTGAAGGTGGAGGGTATTTAGCGACATACCCCCCAATGTCGGTTCATCCTTGCGGATTACTTACGCTTATGTTTACGTCCACGTTTCATGGTGAGCCTCCTGATAAGCGGTTTCTCATCAAGGGGAGAAACCATACCCTTCTTCCTTTGCAAAGAAGTCTTAACGTCTTGTTTTGCGGTGTTTTCTGCCGTATTTCATGGTTCACTCCTGTTTAGGTTCTTGCATAACTACGCTGGGTTCTTCCCCCAGATGAGTTTTTAACACCAGTTTGACGGTATGTCAAACCTGGACCTGAAGTTTGTTTTTTCAGGGTTTCTGAACTGACTCTGGGCTGGTCTGCTTTAGATTGAACTTGTGGACCGCCAATATTTTTAGTAGCCATCATTCACCTTCTTTCTTGGGACCTTTGTGTTCTGGTTTACCTTTTGAGGGTGGAGGAGATGGGGGTTTCCCACCTTGCTGTGCCTCCAATTTCTTGAGCCTATCCAACAATTCTTCTTTCATGGGGGGTTCAATTAACTCAATCAAAGACTTCTTGTCAATAGCACCAGCCTTGAACAAGTTGAAAGCCATTTGGCGGTTGTCTTCCATGAAAATGGGAGAGTTGGAGTGAGCGTCCACTTTGACTGTGAAGTTTTTGGTGAACTGCTCGGCTATGAATGTGTTGCCGTCTGTGTCTTTGAACCGTGTATCGTCATACATTTGCATGGCTTTGAGATACAGAGTAGCCATTTTTTCTAACGAGTCCTCAATGATGAGGGCACGTTTTTTGGTACGACTAGAGCCAAGTCGGGCCAGCTGGCTTGCATGACCAGCCGACCGTACCCCAGCTTCGCCCTTACCCGACAAAACATTACCAATGCCTGATGCTTCTTCAAACATAGCATCAACTTCACGAATTTCTGTAAATAGATCAGGTGGCATATTGGGAGCCATCTTCTCTACTTTTGCATTAGGCATATCTGTGGATAACAAACCACCAGCACGATTAAGCGCAAAATTCTTTTCATCCAAAATGCCCGTGAATCCAATCAGGGCCGTGGGAGGAGACACTTGCTTGGATAGGATGTCTAAAATTTCAGTCATGCGTCTATTGCGCAGCTGCTGCAAATAAATCAAACGCTGAACTTCAGAACCACCCCAGAAGTAATCGTAGAGTGGGTTGGGACAGATTTGAATGAAAGGCAATTCACCCTTCATGAACAACTCTTCACCTGGGCGGTCATAAATGATCACGTCAGGATCAGCTTTGGTTACAACTCTGTAATCTCTTTCGTCATCGTCCCAGACATAAAGCTCAGTCATCTCGACTGTCTCTTCTGCCACTTCCGCTTTGTAGCGGTTACCACCTGACAAGTCTAGATTGACGTTACCGTAAATGGTGGGGTTGGATTGGGAAATGATGATGCGTTCTAGGCCGTTTGCAATTTCAGTTCTCTCGTGTGGCATAGACCCAACACGAGCAACAATGGCCTCCCTGTTGGGATGCGAGTAGAGGCGGGCATACAAGTCACTCTTGGTGATGTAGTATTTTTGAATGATGGCCTCTTGCCTGTCTGCGTAAGTCAAGTCTTCACGCAAGACTCCCATCGTAGACGGTTCAACCATGTAAGGCTGAACAGTGCCATTCATCATGACCAGTTTGACAAAAGTTGTTCCGTAGGCAAGTGACCAAGTGACCGCAGAAGAAAATACTTGGTCAGCGTTGGTATTTAGCCACTCATCGTTGAGTGCTTTTGTCAGGACAGGAACTTTGTGATGTTCGCCTGGGGGGACAGATGCCCCCAGATTGATGCTGAACCTCGTGGTCTCGGCTGAATATAAAAACGAGGTGAGTTGATCAATGTGGGGGAAAATCTTATTGTACAGAGCTGGGGCCTCGTCAGGCCCGTTACCAAAAAGATACCAATTGCGCAGACCCGCATAGTCAACCTTGCGGGCGTTTAAAGACACCTCGCATTTGTAGATGACTTCACGAAAAAAGATTTCTCTCTCTAGCGCATTCTTGGGTATCTTCATGTTTTAACTTTCAAACCCTCATGGTCTACCATTGTGCCTGGACCAGCTTTGGGGGGCGTAAATGTACCTATGTCTTTGGGCATGATGCTCACAGACTCATCTCTAACAGACTTAAATTGCCCACCCATAACGGACTTGAGGTTGATATTACCACCATTCCCCCATAGAACGCTATCCCCTGGACGTGCCTCTTTGGGTTGCATACCCGCAATTTTCTCGTTGGTGGTCTTGATTGCCTCTGTAGCCTCTGCAAATTG